AACCCAGATTCAGACATTTCAAGACAAGATTGCAGAATACGGCAATGGTCTTAAGGAAATAGATAATGAATTGGAGAAGATCAATACGCAAATTGCTCAGATCCAAAAGACGTTGAAAAAGATAAAAGACAAGACATTCAAGTCTCAGGAAAAAAATGCAACTATTACTGCAGTCAATGGTTATATCCAGAAGCTACAAAAAGAAATTGATACCATTGAGCAGAACAAGACAATAGACACAACGCATACTGATGATCTAAAAGCACTTGAAAAGCAACTGAATGATCTTGTTGAAGACGAGAAGAGATTGGTCAATGATAAGCATCATCATGAACAAGTTTCTATTCTACTGAAAGATACTGGTATCAAAACCAAGATCATAAAGCAATATCTTCCAGTCATGAACAAGCTAATCAACAAGTATTTGAGTAGCATGGAGTTCTATGTCAATTTCAATATCAATGAAAGCTTTGAGGAGGTCATCAAGTCTCGCCATCGTGATGAATTTGCCTACGAGAATTTCTCCGAAGGCGAAAAGCAAAAGATCGACTTGGCACTGCTGTTCACTTGGAGAGCAATTGCCAAGATGAAGAATAGCGTGAATACGAATTTGCTGATATTGGATGAAATCTTTGATAGCTCATTGGACTCAAATGGCACGGAAGAACTACTGAAGATTTTGAACTCCATAAGTAGTGATACCAATGTTTTTGTTATTAGTCACAAGGGTGCATTGCTACAGGATAAATTCAAAAGCACAATTGCATTTGTAAAGCACAACAATTTCTCAAGAATTTCTACTGAGGCTAGTTCCTTTTAGTTCCTTTTAGACCATTATCATGTCGTCCCGGTTTGAAACCGAATGGTATAGAATCATCTATTAATATCTGTTTTGATTCTATACCGTTTGTTATCCATTTTCTCTTTTGACCTTTTTTAGGGGAAACAAACATACCTTTTAATCCTAAATTCCAAGGTTTTTTGTTGTACATGGGATTTTTCTTACCTAATTTTGATAGGCGAATATTTTCTGCGTGTTTTTTTGTTTTTTTAACACCTAAAGTTTTTAGTCTTATTTTATTTCGCGTTGATTCTTTGATTGATAGAGCGCAACCACCAACGCCTCCCACTTTTAGATTATAAGTATCTTTTCTTTTAACAAAATCCTCATTCACAAGTTCTTTTTCTTTTCGATAAGCGTCATTTTTATGAATAAATATGTACAATATATCTTTGATAAAATTGTCTATACCATATTTACCTATAGCACGTTTCAGATATATACTTGATCCCATATAATCATCGTATATATTTGATGTTTTATGGACACCAATATAAATTTTGCCGTTGACTTTATTAGTGATTTGATATATAATGTAATACATTGCTGATAGCTCCTATTAAGCTGTTAGAGTGGATGGGTGTGCCCACACCGCGATCCACAACTATTTATAGGTCAAAAAGTTATAAAGTTTGAAAAGATCAATAATTTTTCAAGGATTGTGAAATGATGTATAATGATGATTCTTCCAATGTTCAAACGCATGCAGTAAAAACCAAGATTGTGACGGTACAACATACTGTGACAGAATTTTGGTTAGAAAATATGTCGATAGACAAGAAGCAGATCTTCGAAGATCTCATAAAAGAAAAACTAGCCAACGAAATGGCTAGAACATTGTTGAAGGAAAATCTTGTACTATTTACAAAAGAATCTCATTCGGATAAATTTGATACGATCTATCGTGCCAGATGTTATTTGGCTAATAAAGAAGATGTGGCTTTGATTGCAAATATCAAGTGAGGATAAGATGATAGAAAATGGAATGCTAAAGATCAATACGGCGGCGCAAACAATAAGACCGTATGAAATATATGATCTAGTCAAATCTACGGATCCAGTATTGAAGCAAGTTTGCAAGCCATTTGATTTTGCAAATCCGCCAATTGATCCAATTCATCTTGCGTCATCTCTTTTCGAGACGATGTTCAAGCATAGTGGTCTTGGTTTGGCTGCGCCGCAAGTTGGCATACCTTATCGTGTATTTGTCGTTGGATATGACAATACGAACAAGCAGGTATTCTTCAATCCAGAAATCATTGAAAGATCTCAAAGAGAAGATGATCATCTTGAAGGCTGCTTGACGTTCAAACGTCTATTCTTTAAAGTTTCTCGCCCACAAGAAATCAAGATCAAGTATCAACACGTTAGTGGTGAATGGAAAGAAGACAAGTTTACTGGTCTTACCGCTCGTTGCATTCAGCACGAATATGATCATCTTGATGGCATTTGCTTTACCGAGAGAGTTGGTAAAACTACTCTGATGATGGCAAGAGAAAAAGAACGCAAGATGCGTATTAAGATGACTAGAAATGATTCAAAGTGAATTCATGTATTGGGATAATCTCATGATGAGTGATAGTGATTTTTTGCATTGGCTTCGCGATAGACTAATCAATGTTCACGGCGAAGACAACATGAGTGATCATATGATTAGACTATATAAGATTGCAAGGAAATTGGAAGATGATGATTCATATTGGAACGAAATAACGAAAAATAAGTATAGAGAAACCGATTGATTTGATGTATAATACGTTTTTTATGGGATGATATGATGTACCAGAAATATACTGTTGCCGATGTAAAAGAGTCTTCAGCGAGAAGACTGTTCAACGTCATTTCCACATTTGCAGGTGGCGGTGGATCTTCCACCGGCTATCGTCTTGCGGGTGGAAATATCATTGCAATCAATGAATTCGTTGAAGAAGCAATCAAGACATACTCGACAAATTTTCCAGATACAAAGATCATTCCCGGCGACATCAAGAAATTGACAGGTAAGGACTTTCTAGAGACGGCTGGTCTAAAGCCAGGTGAACTTGATTTACTTGATGGCTCACCTCCATGCTCTGCATTTTCTGTTGCTGGCAAGAGAGAAAAGGGTTGGGCTGGATATGTCAAAGATACACGCAATTCATATTTTGACGACGAAGGCAATGTCATTGAAGAAGGTGATATTGAAGTTCAAGAAGGTGTTAAGAAGTACTCGGACGGAAAGACTGTCGAGAGTATTGAAAACCTGTTTCTTGAATTCATTCGCATCGCCGAAGAAATCAAGCCAAAGGTAATTGTTGCCGAGAACGTCAAGGGTATCACTTTTGGTGAAGCTAAAGAAAAGCTATATGAGTTCATCAACTCGTTTGAAAAGATTGGCTATCAAGTAACATATCAAGTCTTGAATGCCGCAGACTTTGGAGTTCCGCAAGGTAGAGAGCGCACTCTTTTCGTATGCATTCGTGAAGATGTTTGTGATGCTCTAGATTTGAACTTTCTGAATATGCATTCAACCGTGTTTCCTAATCCAACACATACAAAGCATGTGACGCTTCGCCAAGCTATCGAAGATGTAGAAAACGATCCAAATGAGATTCAAGAACTCAAGGACTATGTCATGGGAGGATTTCAAAAAGATTGGATCACGAAACTTCCATTCAATCCTACAAGACACACAAAGCCTTCCGACAAGGAATACCGCGATTGGAATCCAAAGGCATCATGTTTCAACATGATTCGTCCATGTCCAGATCTTCCATGTCCTACGTTGACACAACGTGGACAACAGAAATCTGTCTCAGGTGTATTTCACTATGCCGAAAATAGAAAGTTCACGATCAAGGAATTGAAGCGTATCATGAGTCTTCCTGAGGACTTTGTTCTTACTGGCAATTTTGATCAACAAGCCGAACGTATCGGTCGAATGGTCGCGCCCAAGATGATGGCTGCATTGGCAAGCAGCATTTATGAGAATGTTTTGAAACCATATAATGATAGACAAAATACTATGCGATGAACTAGAAAAATCTTCAAAGGATGTCAACGTCGCTGTACTCTTATCCGGCGGCGTTGATAGCATTTCTGTGGCTCTTGCCGCTCATAGGCTGGGCAAGAAGATCACAGCGTATACTTTTCATCTAAAAGATCAACCAACATATGATGCACAAAAAGCAAATGAAATATGCAACATCATGGGTTGGTCATGCAAGACAATAGAAGTTCCAACTGACAACGTATCAAATGATTTCATGCGTCTTCGTCGTGAAATTGAATGTGTAAAGAAGACACACTATGAATGTTGTTTTCCATTTCTATATGTGTATCCACAAATAGAAGAGACCGAAGTTTTGAGTGGATGGGCAGCTGATGGTTACTATGGCGTATCGAAGAAAGCAAACATACACTATAAGCATACGATGGAAAAATTCAACGAGTTTAGAGAAGACTATTTCAAGATTGATCATCGTGCAGGACATCTTTGGCACAAGAAAATTGCCGATAGACACAACAAGACATTCATAACTCCATATCTCACGGATGCAGTAAAAGAATTCTTTTGGAGCAAAGATTGGTACGAACTCAATCAACCATACCAAAAGCATCATGTAGTAGAAGCATTTGTCGAGTTTGCACAGTTTGGTGGTGTCAAGAAGCATATCAATCTGCAACTGGGATCTGGAATAGATAAATTGTTTGACTCTGTTCTGATACCTGATATAATGATCAACTATCGTAAAAGAAAACGTATCATGGACATTTGCAAGGATTGGAGCAATAGATGACACAGAAATTTACCTTTGCCCAGCGCGAAGAGGGCTTTGATAATCACATTAGTCAGTCAATTCGTGGGTACAATGATCTAATTGGTGATGTCATCAATCTTTCGCAGTAC